AAGCACATTTTTTACAGCTTATCATGGAGAAGGTGGTGCTGGTGGAGAATTAGAGTATGGTTCTAGTAGAGATCAAGCACAAGGAACAGCAGTTCAAAATTTAACAGATGCTATTGGTAATGACAACGATCAAGCAACATCTGGGTATTTACATTTATTTAATCCTAGCTCTACTACTTTTGTAAAACATTTTATTAGTGTATCAAATATTGCACATCATGGACAATTTTCAATGAATAGTTATTGTGCTGGATATTTTAATACTACTTCTGCAATAGATGAAATTCAATTTTCAATGAGTTCTGGCAATATTGATTCTGGAGATATTTGCCTTTATGGTATTGCTTAACAATTAACAACAACAAGGAAAACAATGTCAAGACATCACAATATTAATGGAAATATAGTTCCTTTTACAGCAGCAGAAGAAGCTGAATGGGATGCTAGAGAAGCAGCTTATGCAGAAGCACAGGCTAAAATAGTACCAACACCAGCTTATGTATCACAAAGAGCATCAGCTTATCCTAGCATTGGAGATCAATTAGATATGCTTTGGCATACAATGGATAAAGATAACGAATTACAACATAAGTATTATGATTTTTACCAAACAATTAAAAAGGTAAAAGTTGCACACCCTAAAAAATAATGGCTAACTCATATCGTTTTACAGGAAAAGCATTAGCAACAACAGATGAAACAGCTTTACTTACAGCATCATCAACAGAAACTCTTATTATTAAATCTATAAGAGTTACCAATAATACTGCTAATACACCCACTTTATCTTTAGATGTTTTAGACAGTTCAGTATCAACAGAATTTACAATACTTAAAACACAATCTTTATCAGCAAACACTACAGTTGAATTATTAACATTACCTTTAGTTTTAGAAAACTCAGACAGTTTAAAGGCTACAGTTAGTGCAACTGATTCAATTCACTTTGGTATTACTTATTTAAATATTACATAATGAATTTAGTACATATACCATCATCTAATTTAGATGATGTTTGGAATTTAGTTAAAAAAGATATTAGCGAAGCTCTATCTTATTCAGGTAATCACACAGACGCAGATTTTGTTTATGATACTTGTAAAAAACAAGCTATGCAGTTATGGATAGTTTGGGATAGCACTAAAGAATCAGCTTTAGAAAAATATTATGGAGTTGTGGTTACAGAAATAGTTGAAAGAAAATTAAAAAAATCTTGTAATATTTTTGTAGTTACAGGCAGACATAGACAAAAGTGGCAACATCTTATTAAGGTATTAGAAGATTTTGCTTTAGATAATCAATGCACCAATATGGAATTAATTGCTAGAAAAGGTTGGGAAAAAATTATGGAACAATTTAATTACAAAAGAACTCATGTGGTTCTTGAAAAAACAATAACAAACAAAAAGGAAAAATAATATGTCATTTGGAGGAGGATCATCAGGTGGAGGACAAGTGCAAAACACTACTGTCAATCCTTATGCACCTGCACAACCAGCTTTAAATCAAATTATAGGTGAAGCAGGTAATTTATATAATCAAGGTGTAGGAGCAGCAGGATATGTTGCACCAACTACTCAAACAACTCAAGGTATTGCACAACAAGAAGTTATGGCAGGAGCTGCTAATCAGCAACTTGCTGACACTTTAGCTGGAAATTATTTAAATCCTTTTTTATCTCCAATGCTACAAGGTTCAGCTAATCAGATTGCAACTGCTGTAAATTCTGAATTTAGTGGTTCTGGGCGAACACCAGGATCTGCTATGAATCAACAACAAATATTATCTGGTATTACTCAAGAAGCATTACCTTTTGCTTTTGACCAATATGATAAAGAAAGACAAAGACAACTTGGTATTGCTAGTGCTGCACCAACTTTAACACAAGTAGGTTCACAATTAGAAAATATACAAAGACAACAAAACCTAGCACCTTTTCAGGCTTTATCACAATACAGTAATATCGTTAATCCTATTGCATCTGGTTTTCCAGTTCAATCAGGACAAACACAAAACAACCCTAACAGAGTAACACAAGGATTAGGTGGTGCATTAATTGGAAATATGATTGCACCTGGTATTGGTGGTGCTGTGGTAGGTGGATTATTAGGAGGACTATTATAATGAAACTAAAAGAACACATTCCACATTTTGTAGAAGAACATAAGAAAGCAATAGCAGTAGCTGTTGTAATTTTAATAATTGCAATAATTTTATAATTAAATGAATAAAATAAAAAAAATATATTTTGATATAGAAACAAAAGTAAAAGAAAAGCCTATGAAAGTTTTTATAGGTATGTTCATTCTTTTTGTTATTGCAATAATTGTATAAGGACATAAATGTTATTAGACGAAAACTTTGAAATGCAAGGTGGTGTTAGAAACTATCTTGGTACGACTGAAGAAGTTACTGCACCTAAGTATTGGAAGTCATCTAAAGACAGTCCTAAGACTGAACTTGCATATATTACAGAAGCTGAAAAAGGTTTATTAATTGATGCTAATTTACATGGTTCATTAAAAGATGGTAAGGCTAATGTAGGTGCGTCTGGTCTATTAAGTTATGATGGTTTTGGTTCTACCGATCCTGGACAAAACAGAGCTGGTGGTGATGTATCTGGTGCTATGGACAGAGGACAAAATGATAGTGGACAACAATCATCTGGTGGTGGATCTACAGATGCTTTTCAAGGACAACAAAGTAATCAATATAATACTGCTATGAGTGAATCTCAACAAGAAAGAGTTGTTGCACAAAATATAGTTGATCTTGTAGATCAAGGTGTAAATATTAATGATGCTTTAACTGGTAAAACTCAATTTGAAAGATTAGTAGCATCACCATTTTTTAGTATTAATATGTTAAAGGAAATTACTTCTCCTTTTGCTAATTCTGCAAATAAAAAAAGAAGAAACAATTACATGACTACTGCTATGATAAAAGAGTATGAGTTAGGTACAGGATTAAATTGGAATCCAGATGCAGTAATTGTAAAGGGATCACCAGAATATAATCATTTATTTAATGAAACAGATTATAGAAGCACACTAAGTAATGATAATACAAATCAAGGTGGTGGCGATGGGCAAAACAACAATGTAGTTTTATTTGATAATCCTGAAGATGTAAAAACTATTCAAACAAATGAAAACTCAATGGTTAATGATTATTTTTCAAACATGGGTAGCAATCTAGGGGTATCATCTAATTACATGGACACTTACAATGCTGCTAAAAATAAAATTGCAAACACTTTAAACTTAACACCAAACAATCAACAATATGGGTATGGCAATACTTTTAATAATACTTATGCAAGAAGTATGACATCTGCCAATCCATTTGAAGAAGAACTAACAAATCAAGGACTAATATAATGGCATTTAATTTAAAAGGATTACTAGAAGATGAAAATTTTTTAATTGGAGCAGGATTACTTACTGCTGGAGCTAAAGGACAAAGTGCAGGTGAAGCTATATTTCCAACTATTGTTAATGCTGCTAAAGTTAAAAAAACTTTTCAAGATACAGCTAAATCAACTAAATCTGTTTTTAGTATTAAAGATAATAAAAATGTTTTAGCATCTGATGATGAAATTGCAAAAGACAAATCTAATTTTTTACCAGCATTAAAAGCTAAAGATTTATCTCCAAGTGATTTAGGAATTTCTGTTTATAAAAAACTAGATGGTTTAACTGGTGATGATTTTGAAACTAAATTAAAGTCTTTACCACAAGTTGAACAAGATATTTATGCTAAAGTAATTAAAGGTAATGAAGATTGGTTTAGTTCTTTAATTAAAGAGAATATGAAAAACACTAACCTTGAAATGCCTGATTTAACTGGTTTTCAACTTACAGATAAATCTCAAGGTAAAAGTATTGAGCAATGGATAAATGCTTCTAAAGCACAAAATCAAAATATGTCTGTTGATGATATTATTGAGGGTTTAATTGAAAATGGAATTATTGTTAGAAAATAATGGTATTTGTTCTTCCAAAAATTGAAGAAGAAAAAGAAAATTTTATTCTTCCTGAAATAGAAAAAACAGAAGTTAAAAAAGAAAATAATTTTAAACTTCCTTTTAATGTTATGGAGGGATCAGTTCTTGATAAATTTGACGATCAAGGTAATGAAATTAAAAAACCTATTATTGAAAAAGTAAAAGATTTTTTTACTTCTAAAGATGATGATATATATAAACAAGAATATAGTGATCCTATATTAAAAGCTATACATGATGTAGAAAAAAAATATTCTATGGAAAATTATTATTCTTTAGAAAATTTTACAGATCAAGTTTTATATAGATCCTATGTTGGTGTTGCTAGAGATTTAGGTCAAGGCACAATAGATTTTTCAAATTATATAATGAAAAAATTTCCAGGTGTTGATGATAATGTTATAGATTTTAAACTTCCAGTTATACCTGAACCAGAATTTTTTGGTGGTTCTTTTGCAAGAGATTTATCTGGTTTTTATTTAAGTTATCGTAGTGTAGCAGGAGCTGCGAATATAGCCAAAATTCCAGCAGCAACTACTAAAGCCATGAAGTCATTTAAAATATTAATGACTGGTGGACTTGCTGAACAATTTGCATTTTCTCCAAGAGAAAAAAGATTATCAACTATTGTTGAAACATATAAAGATGGTAAATTTTCTAATGCTGTAACTGCATATTTACAAGCAGTTGATACAGATAGTGAAGATGCTGCTAGAGCTAAGATGTTTGCAGAGGGTTCTATAATTGGTGTTCCTTTAGAATTATTAGGTTGGGCAATAAGAGGTGGTATTAATAAAATTAATAAAAAAAATATTGATGAGGGAACAATAGAAATTCCAACAAAAGAAATTAATGATATAAAGGTTCTTTCTGATAATAAAATAATTAAATTAACATCAAGAATTGATGAAATTAATAAATTAAAAAACGAATTAAAAGAAGTTAAATCTACAAAACCTAAAAAAAATACAACTGAAATTGTTAAAGATGGTAAAAAAATTAAAACAACAGTTACAGATGAAAAGATTGCAATAGAAATAGCAAATAAAAAAGCAGCTATTTTAAAAAAATTAAAACCTTTAGAAGTAGAAGAAAAAATTTTTGAAGCTACACAATCCAATAAAGTTCAAGAAGCCTTTGAATATAAGTTTCCTAAACCAAGAACTTTAGATGGACTTGAAGTACCTTTAGATTTAACTACACCACAATTAAAATTAAAAGTTACTAAACAAGCATCTAAAGCTGCTGAAGAAATTATTACTTCTGCTGGATATAAAGTAAATCCTTATCTTAGAATTACAGAACAGATGGCAGATGTTTTTAATACATCTAAAGTTTCAGATGAAACAATTATAAAAATTTTAAAAAAAAATAATATTACTCAAGAAAAATTTGCTAAAATATTTTTAAATAATTTTTCTGATGCTGGTCGTACTTTACAAGTTGCATCTACAATTGCTAAAAAAGTAAATCAGTTAAGAAAATTACCAGGTGCTGATGAGGCTTGGAAAAAGAATGTAAAAAATTATAACCCTGATGCTTTTGATAGAACAGGGACTATGATTAAAAGATTAGATAATATTAAAAGAGGTCTATTAGTTACTCAAATAGCAACTGCCATGAGAAACTTTGAATCTCAAAGTATGCGTCAAGGAGTTGCTGTATTAGAAGAAACATTTGATGCTGCATTTCAACAAGTTTTTAAAGCAACATTTAAAGATGGAAAGCCAGTTAGAATTGCCGATCCTATAAATTCACTTCAAGGTTTTCTAAAAATATTTTCACAAATAAATCCAAAAAATTTTAAAAAAGTTAAAAAAGAAACTGCTGAAATTATGTCATCTTTTCCAAAAGAAGATGATAGATTATTTTTAAGATTTTCTTCTGATGTATTAAGTGATTCAGGTCAAGGTGGAGGATTATTTAAAACACCATTAAAGGTTGCAGAGGAGGGTGTAAATTTATTAAACTTTGTAAATAAGTTTCAAGAATTTATTACTAGGAGAGCTGTATTCCAAGCAAGACTTAATAGTATTATAAAAAGTAATCCTGAGTATTATGGTAATAGAAATCTAACTCAGTTAGTTGAAAATGGTCAAACAAATATTATAAGACGACAAGATGTTGCTCAATCAGTTGATGCTGCTTTAGAAATTACTTACGCAAAAAGTTTTAATGGTGCTGCAAAAAATGCTCCATACGAAAGAACTGCTGGAAAGTTTATAGATTTTGTTAATAGCTTACCTTTTACAGCAACATCAGTTATTCCTTTTCCTAGATTTATGATGAACTCTTTAAGATTTCATTTTGATTTTAGTCCATTAGGAATTTTAAATTTTCTCAATAAAAGTGAAAGAGCTGCATTTGCTAGAGGTGATACTTCTAAACTTAGTAGAGCAGTCATAGGTATGACCATGTTAAGTGGTGCTTATTATTTAAGACATCAACCTTATGCTGGTGAAAAATGGTATGAGCTTAAATTAGGTGGTAAGACTTTTGACACAAGAGCTTATAACCCTTTTGCTGCGTATTTATTTGTTGGAGATTTATTTAAAAGATACCAAGAGGGAACTCTTAGAGGATTAGACCTTAAAGGTTTTGCTTCTGTATTTTTAGGAACAAGAGGTGGTACAGGATTATATTTAATTGATAAATTAATAGATGGTTTATCAAAAGAAAAAGTAGTAGCTGATCCAGAAAAAATTATTAATAATATTATTGGACAACAAGTGTCTGCTTTTCTTACTCCTCTAACAATGTTTAATGACTTTATGACATTAAATAATCCTGACTATAGTATTGTTAGAGATGCTAGAGCAGAAAAATGGGGACAAGTAACAAAGAAAGTATCACCATTAGATTTACCACCAATTTATTCTGCAACATCAATTGAATATACTCCTGCTGGTTTTGCTGTTGCTAAAACAATTGTAAGAGAAAACTCTGTTTTAAGACAATTAACTGGACTTACTGTAATTCCTGAAAAAAATTCAGCAGAAAAAGAATTAGATAGATTAGGTTTTTTACCCCAAGAAATATTTAGATCAACTGGTATTCCTGAATTAGATAAAGCTATTAAAATGGAATTAGCACCAATGATAGCAATAGGAATGTCTAATATTGTAGAACAACAATGGTATCAAAACATGACTACCCCTGTCAAAACTTTATTTCTTAAAACTATGTTAAATGAATTTAAATCTGAGGTTAAAACAAATTTACCTGATAGTGGTGTTATACCTTATTTATTAGAATACAAATTAAACACTATGCCAAACGATAAAAGAAAAGTTATAGATGAATTATTAGGTAGTGAGTTTATTCCAAACTTAATAGAACAACAACATGAAAAATTTAAAACTAAAACTAAAGATAAAAAATTTATTTTACCTGATATAAATTAATTATGACTACTCAATCTCAAAAAAATTCTCAAGATATAATTAAGTTACAAGGCGAAACAAAACTTATTCATCAAAAAATAGACACAATCAAAGACAATCACTTAGCTCACTTAGAAAAAAAGGTTGATAATGTATATAAATTATTGTGGGTGTTAGTAACAATAAGTCTAAGCTCCTTGCTAAATTTCCTGTCAAACATACTAAGTTAAGTACAAATGTTAAAGGAACTATTTCTGAATATCAAGAAATTGTTAATTTAACAAGACAAGGTTATTGGGTTGCAAAGTCTTGTGATCCTCAATGTCCTTTTGATTTAGTAGCTGTATCTCCTAATGGAGATATAAAATTATTAGACATAAAAACTAATACATACAGAAAACATATTAAACCATACAGAAGAAAAATTTGGCGAACACCTACTGCCAAACAAAAAAAATTAGGAATAAAAATTATCATGGTAGATCATGGCAACAATTAGGGAGCTAACTATGAATTACTATTTTACAGGTGTTCTAATAATACTATTTATTTTATTAGCAATATTTGGCAACCCAAGTAACTATTAATGAAAAATATAAAGCTATCCGAAAATACAGGAATACAATTACCTGCAAAGAATCTTTTAATGATTGTAGCTGGTGCAGTTGTTGCAACGATTAGCTTTTTTGAATTGGAAAATAGGATTGGCAGTCTTGAAACAAGTAGGGAATTATTTGAAGCTGATTTACTTAAAAAGTCAGAGCAGAAACCAACTGACCAAGAACAGTTTATGCTGCTAGAACACATAGCATCACAAGTAGAAAATATTCAAAAAGAAATGGAAACTATGAGAAACAACAATGTCAATATTAATTATGCGATGAAAGATATTGAAAAAATTAAAGAAAATTTAGAACAACTTAAAGATAAAGTTAGAGCTAATGGGAATCATTAATGGAACAGATGGTTATAGCTTTATTACTTTTAGTCAATAATGAAATTAAGGAAGCAAGATTGCAACCTGATTTAAGCACTTGTTTATCTGGTAAAAGAAAAGCTACCAGACAGTTATCTGATAACATTGAATACAGATGTATTAAAACAAAAGCAGAATTAGAAAAAAATATTGATGGCTCATTCTCAATTAAGAAATTGATTGTAGAATGATTGATAAATTATTAGGGGATATATTTGGATGGTTTGATAAACTTAATGCAAAGTTAAATGATGTATTAACTTTTGATTACCCAAAACCAAAAAGAAAAAAAAAGTGTAAAGATTGCAATTGCCAATGTCATTGTAAAGCAGAGTTTCATCTGCATCATTGGGATGGTGATGTTTGTACTTGTGAGGAGTGTATATGTACGAAGAAGTCAAAGAAGAAATAAAAGCCTGTGAGGGTTATGTAAATAAAATTTATAAATGTAGTGAGGGTTTTGATACTATATTTTATGGACATAAAGTTTTACCTGAAGATGATTATGAACATGGAATAGAATATACAAAAGCAGAGGGTGAAACTGTTTTTGAAAAAGATTTCCAAAGAACATTAGATGCAGCAGAAAGATTAATAGGAGATAGACCAATTAATAATACAGCTAAAGAAGTTATTATTAACATGGTTTACCAAATCGGTGAGGGTGGTGTAGGCAAATTTAAAAATATGTTTAAGGCTCTTGATAATGAAGATTATGGAGAAGCTAGTTTTCAAATGCTAGACTCTTTATGGGCAAAGCAAACACCTAACAGAGCAAATAAACTTTCTAAAAAAATGCAATCAGCAAAATTATAGGAGAACATTATGTGGTTTAGTGCAATCAAACTGGCTTTAAATGCTGGTACTCATATATATAAAAAGAAACAAGAAACTAAAATGGCTATGGCAGATGCTCAACACATGGCAGCATCTAAGATGGCTAAAGGTGAAACAGAATATCAAGGTAAATTATTAGAAGCTAGACAGAACGATTACAAGGATGAATTTTGCCTTTTGATTTTAAGTTTTCCAATAATAATTTTGGCTTGGGGAGTATGGTCAGGAAATCCAGAAGCTATGGACAAAGTAAATATTTTCTTTGAACATTTTGCAGCACTTCCATCATGGTTCACTAATCTCTGGATTTTAGTAGTGGCTAGTATTTTTGGAATTAAAGGAACTCAAGTATTTAGGAATAATAAAAAATAATTGATGTCAGAAAATTCAGAACTGATTAACGAATATAAAGACCAGGTTCGTATATTAAAGCAGGAAGTAGCTGAACTGCAAGACGCAGGTAAATCTAAAGATAGTGCTAATAAAAGATGTTTGCAAAAATTAGAACACTCAGCACAAGACTTAGAAGATGCTAATAAAAAAATTAAACAATTAGAAGAAGAATTAAAAAAATAATGAATTTTGTTTTAAACTTAATTATGTGTTCTGCTGTAGCAAACACTTGCCTACCACCTTATCAATACCCTGATTTATTTGTTGATGGCTATTCTTGTATGATTGCAGGAAATACAGAGTCAATTATTAAACTAGAAGAAATAGGTTATGAAGAAGTAAATAAGAATAAAATTTTTATTAAATTTATATGTAATGAAAAACTTATTGTACCACCACCAAAACCAAAGGTTAAAGCATAATGGCAAAAACTCCTACAAGGCAAAAAAAAGCTGGTATGTCAAAGACTGGTGGACTTAATGCAAAAGGCAGAGCATCTTATAATAGAGCTACAGGTGGTAATCTAAAAGCTCCAACTAAATCTAAGACTAGCAAAAGAAGAAAGTCTTTTTGTGCCAGAATGTTAGGCATGAAAAAAAGATTAACTTCTAAGAAAACAGCTAGAGATCCTAACAGTAGAATTAACAAAGCACTTAGAAAGTGGGATTGTTAGTGGCAAACAAAACTTGGAAGAAACCAAGCATGATAGTTATTAATATTGGTAAGTGTAAATATTGCCAAGCCGAAATGGTAAATACAGAATCTTTCGTAGCTTTCTATGGTGGCGACAAAGCTCACTATGAATGTATGAAAAAAGATGATTACAAACAATTAATAGAAAAGGAAAAAAATGGCAAAAGTAAAAAAGGGTTTTCACAAAACTAAGTCTGGCAGAGTAGCAAAAAAAGGACTTTACTATTACATGAATAAAAGAAAAAGAGCTGGGACTAGCAGAAAAGGTAAAGGAACTGTAACTGCTAAAGCACTAAAGAGATCAGCAAAAACAGCAAGATCATAACAGAATAGGTCGTCATTAATATGACAGACTAGCTTATGCTAGTGGGTTTGAGGTGGGAAAATAACTCTTGTTTCTTGTTTCCAAATGATTATCATTATTATTAATGTTATCAGAAACATATAGGAAACATGAAGATACAATAAGTAAGAAAAGACAAGTAGTTTTGTTAGATAGAAAGTTGATTACAAATCAATTGCTCTACCAACTGAGCTACAAGGGCATATTAAAAAAATTAATAATTATTGGCTTTTACATCAATAGGTGTGGAAAGCCAACTTTTTTTTTGCCTGTACTTTTCCTTGCAAGTTGAATTTTTATTAAATTTCTATTGTTGAGTGCAACATGAGAGCAACATGGAATGATACAAATAAGAAACATATACCATTTTATTCTCTTGATTATCTGATAACAAAAGGTTAATATAATTAATATCAGAGAAAGAGAGTTAATATGAATAAAATAAAGCTAGGCAAAAGAACATGGGTAAATGCTAAAGGTCAAAAACTTAAAGCATTTACATTTACATATAAAGATCAAGGTAAGAAAAAAGTAATACAAAGTCCTAATAAAAAATGGTTAGAACAAGAAGCAGAAAGAACATTGTTAAGAACAGGTAATATTAATCCTAAAAATATTAACCTAAGTATATCAGTTAATTTAGAATATGTTTGGGATATATATAAAAAGAAATGCTTAACAAGAGCTTATGAACCAACAACAAGGTTTAGTAAAACAACCTTTAAAGAATATTCTGAACACTATAAACACATTTTAAAACATTGTGGTAATGTTGATCTAACAAAAATTGACGCAACTTATATTGCAAACTTTATAGATAAACTTGCAGATCAAAAGCATGAATATAAGACTAAAATCTTTCATACTTTTTCAAGAATATATGATACTCAGGTTGGTCATAATAAACCTTTTTCTTCAAATATATTTAAAACAGGATCTTTCTTTGATAAAAAAGATAAACCTCAACCTAAACAACATGGTAAAATAAACTTTGAAGAATGGAACTTTGATAGAATAAAAACTATTATATCTAAGATACCATCTAAACCATACCAATTAATGTTTAAATTAATGGCAGAAACTTCTTGCAGACCTAGTGAGGCTAGAGCTGCACAAAGAAAAAACTTTCACTTTAAAAGAAACATACCAGTATTTGAGGTAACTAATTCTGTAGATTATGAGAAAGAATTAGCACCACCTAAAACAGAAGCTGGTTATAGAGAACTTGAGATAAGTGCATCATTAAAAGATCAACTTATAGATTACATGAATAGTTTGCCAGAAGATCAACAATGTATCTTTCTTAATTCCAAGGGTAAATTCCATGATTTAAGTAATATGATAGATGCACTAGACAAAGCAGTTGAATCGCTAAATTTGAAGCTCCCTGTGGCCAGAAAGACCTATTTTTTTAGGCATTGGAATGT